GTTAAATAGCCATCAATAAGTCTTGCTCCATTTGGTAAATTAACCATTTGAACAACGTCAGCGATAGCTGCAGATGCTAATGTAACATCAGCAAATGCAATTCTCATTCTTCCGCCTGTTTCATTTGTGTCAATCTTTTCAGATGGGACGTTTTGCGACCATTTAGTTTTTTGTGTTGAGTATAATGTAGCCATTATATTTTCTCCTAGTTAGTTATTATTCGTCGCAAGGAATCTGAACAACTTTTTCTTCTTCCATACGAGTTGCACCAATACTCATGCAGTAGTAAACTTGAGTGCTGTACGATTTGTCAGCTCTCTCATCTATTCTTGCCATAACGTCTTTACCAATAGCTAATTTAATAGCATCTTGAGTAAACGCGTATACAAGTCTGTCATCAGTATTTGTTGCATCAAATTGCAGTCTGTTAGACACAATAAATTTAAAACCTAAGAAAGAATCAACTTGACCCTGTGCTAGTGCTTTAACTGTATTGAAGTCAGCAGATGTAACTTGTGTTGTTCCTAATAAATCACTTATTTGAGTTGGACCACACACGATATATCTTTGTATGCTCGGATCAACATCATTTTTATCTAGGATTGTTTTTGCAGACAAAAGTTTAGCAATCGTTAAACCATCTGTTTGGCTTGACGTTGATGTCTTTTGTGTTGCAGGAAGCGCAACAGAAGTACCGCCTGTTTCTCCTGAGTAAGCATTTCCGCTTAAAGCTGAAATGATAACATCATCCATAGCTCTTCCCATTGCAGCAGCCGCAGCTTTTGCATAAGAAGAAGTTGGATCAATTAGCATTCTAACTTTATCTGCATTGTCTATTAGATCAGCCCACTCATAGTCGCCAAGTGTTACGCGTCTACGACTGTGTGGTGTGTCTATTTGTGGTGTGTCTGAGTGTCGAGACGTTCTTAGAACAGCAGTAGTTTTTCCTACTTGATCAAAGAATGCACTCTTACCAACAACAGTTTCTACATCCACAGCTTCTCTTAATGCTGATCCCATTTGTTGAGATAGCATTTGTACGTTTGAACTATATTGCTGTACAAAAGCAGTAGTTATTTGATTTGACATATTGTCATCTCCATTGGTTAAGTTTAATTAAAATAAACGAATGGATTTTCCACAACGTGGATCTATTCTAGAGTTTTACATCTTCGTAGATGTTTGTCTTTTCCAAATGCCAATAGGGTCTAAAAGATTATCCTAGTGATTTGCTCTATACATCAGTTAACTGCTGACGTAAAGCGAAAACTTCTTGAACAGCTTTATCATGGTTTGGATGTGATTTATTCCAATAAGCAGATCCTGGAGCTTGCAATTTAGCTATCTCACCCTCTATTTCATTAGGAGTTAAATAGTTTGGACCAGATTGCGCTACAAAGCTATCTTCTCCTACCATTTCAGCTAATTTAGCAAATGCTTTAACAACTTGTGGATGATCACCTAATTTAACACCACTTTCTAAATTCATGTTAAGAACATCTTCTCCAACATACTCTCTAGCTAATTGTGATGCTTTAGTTATCTTTTGTTCAAAAGCTCTACCAAATTCTTTACGAAGTTGTTGTTCACTTTCAACACGAGCTGTTTCAGCAGCAGCATCTAAACTTTTTAAATTTTCAGACATCATGTCATTATAGAATTTAACAACACCATCTGCTTGCTGAGGTAATAAACCTAATTTATGAGCTTGCGCAGAAAATACTTTTAAAGCGCCTTCATCAATGTTTGTATCTTCAGATATATTATATTTATATTCTTCCGGAGATTTGGGTCTTCCTAGTTTATCATAAACTACATTCCAATCTTCTTCAGTTGCATGTTTATTAGGTAGTGGTATTTTTTCTACACCAACTAATTTTTGTGCATGAATATAACTTTTAGCTAAACTATTAATATCTTTAATAGGTGCTAAAGATTTATCTGCTCTAATATCTTCTGTAAGACTTGTTTTCCAATCTGCTGCAGCTTGTTCAACTGCGCTTGTAACATTATTATTTACTGGAGAAGTCGCTGGACTTCCAGATGGTTGAACTACTTGTTCTACCACTGCCTGTTGATCACTCATTATTTCCTCCATGTTTTTTGTTGATCATTGATTTAATAAATAGATAGACAGATCTTTGTCCCTCTAAATATGCGCTCTCATAACTATCTCCTTTAACGAAAGTAGTTACGTTAGCATTACATCTTCGCTCTAGATCCTCAAGAACTTTTTCTCCATTCTCAGATCCAAAACAAATCTTATAACTTGTGTTTAAATTTTTTATATCTTTACTGTTCATTTATCGCTTTAAGTGCAGGAGCAGCTTTTCCAGCAGCTTCAGCAACTTGCATTTGTTGTTGCATTTCCATTTGCTGTTGTTGCATTTGTTCTCTTTGCAAGCGAATTTGTTGTACTTGAATATCTGATTTCATAACCTTAGCTGGTATTCCTAAAATATCTTGTATGTATTTTACTAAACCATCTATATCTATGTGATCAAACACAGGTGCCATATTTTGTAAAGAACCAAATATTTCAACACCTCTCATAATTGAGGATAACTCTGAAGTCTTTTGAGCTTTAGCTAAAGGTGATACATATTCTATTTCAATATCTTGATCTCCCAAAAATTCTGGTGGTTGTGGAAATTTTTTATTTCTTAATAGAATATTAAAAGCTCTAGTAATTAATGGTTGTAATAATTCTGACTGTAATCTTCCAAGAACTGGACCCAACAATCTCATTTTTTCTTCTGTTCTTTGTAATACTTCAGTTGCTGTCATTTGTGGACCAGTGCTTGTCATTAACTGATCAACGAAAAAATTCTCTCTAATTGCTTTACGTCTTTGTTCTTCCATATTTAAACCTAATGGATTGTTAGCTCCAATATTCATTGGTTCAATTTTATCTCTAGTTCCTGCTCTATAGTAATTTAATCCTCCAGGTATGGTTCTTATTGGTAAAAGAAAACCATCATCAGGCACAAGCAGCGGAGGATCTATTTGTTTTTGTGCAGCTCTAATAGTTGTTTTAGACATTGTATTTAACATCTTAACATCTGCTAAAGCATTCATTGCAGGTGATCTTCCATAAATTTCGTTAGATGCTTTTAAGTATCTAGGCACTACATAAGGAAACTCTTCGTAACCACCTTCTTTTAAAATTGCTCCACTATCTGGATCTACATAAATTGAATAATAAGGTTTACCTTTATTACCCTTTGCAATTCCAAACTCTTCATTTGGCATTACTAAATGTAATATTGGAACTTCATCATGTGGTGATGACTTTGCTTTGTCTTTTAAATTTTTTGGTAAGTTTGCTTCACCAAATTTTAAAATTAAAGTTCTAGCAGGAAGATAAAATTTTCTAAGCATACTATCTACCATGCCTCGTTCATCTTCGGTAATATAAATTTCTGCAATATAAATAGTTCTAAATCTTAAATCGTCATTAATATCTTCTTCAATCAACATTGCTGCTGTACCAAAAGAAATTAAATCATGGTATAGTTCAAATATTTCTTGTTGAAAATTAGACGAAGAAAAAACTTTGTACATAACATCTGTACAAGATTCTAACCATTCTTTTGCTTCATCGTCTTTATCAAGTTGATTGTTTCTATATTTTAAATAAAAAAATGGTGATGAAATATTAGTTAACATTCCATGTAATGATGCTGACAATAATTCTAAAGAATGAATTGCTGTACCATCAAAAATTAGTTCGTGTCTTTTGTCTCCCTTAGATCTTTTTTTTGTAATGTCTGCTTTTCGCGGCATCATATAATCCGCAACTTCTTGCCAATGTTCTTCCCAAGTTTGACGTTGAGTATTTAAACTTTGGTATCTATCCAATACCAATTTTGCTTTTGGATTAATTGCCATGTTATGCGCCTAATAAAGTTTTAGTAGAAAGTGTAGACTGATCGCTTACACCAGAAGGTGATGTAAGTATAGTCATAGATCTACCTCTTCTTTTTGTTTTTAATAATCTTGTTGCTTCTCCTTGGTTAACTTCTGCAGTTGTTGGAGAAGTCATAGGTTGTGGTTTTGGAGCATCAACTTGTGGTGCAGCCACAGCAGGTTTTGATCCACTAACTGCGTTTAACACTGATTTAATTGGTGATGATATAACTCCACCCATATTATTCTCCTAATAAAGTTTTTTTTTGTAACTTTTCTTCTTCTGTTAATCCTTGAGCGCCAGTTAAAATTGTAGATGTTCTTCCTTTACGTTTACGTCTAATCTCAGCTTGTTGTGCCGCAACTTCTTCTGCTCGCGCTGTATCATTATAAGCAGGAGGTTCAGCAGGTGGTGGAGGTGGTGGCGGAGGCGATGGCATTTTTGGCATTAAAAATCCCATAACTATTCTCCTAAAAATTTTGTTAAGTTTTGTAACATGTTAAATCCATATTATATTATTTGCTATTGGTAAATACATTATTTAGAAAAGATCTTATACTCAGAATCTGTAGCTCTAGGCATAGATGTGCTTTTAGTTAACACGTCATTTACTGATAATGCTAAATATCTAAATGCATCTGCAGCATGAGAAGACCAGGCATGTACAGGTTTACTATGAAATATCTTCATCTTTTCGTTATATTTTCTATGGTAGTGTCTTAATGCATCAACTAGATGTTTACAATTATCCATGTCAATCCAACATCTAGGTAAGATCATTTTAGCTGAGTGTATTCCATCTTCTAGCGGCAGCTTCGGCAAAATTTTAAAATTTATACCTAGCTGATAAGCAACATCTCTTCTAGTCTTGCCAGAGGAAAATTCAGTAACTTCTATATCATGCGGTGCATAATGCGTTTTATAAAAGTAATCTTTCTTGCTAACAATATCGCAGTAGTGTGGTAAACCTTCTTTGTTGTTTTCGTAATAATCTATTATATGAATTGCAGCTCCAACTTGTTGGTAGAATATTATAGCTGTAGAATCTCCAACTCCAATATCCCAAGATGTATTAACTGGGTATGCCGGATTGTAAGGAACTCTAGTTAATTGTTTTTTATCTTCTAAATCTTTTATAATAGATCCAAAAATAGATCCTGATATATTTGCTATCCAGGAGCATTCAAATTCTTGTTGATATTTCTCTTCACCCATCTGCTCTCTTGCAGCTTTTAATTCTGCTTCATCAACTATGTTTGTTTTGGATGCTGGAGCTGTATAAGCAAACCAATCATCATGGGTTAATGCATACTGATATAATTCATAAAATTGATTTGACATTCCGGCTGGTGTTCCAATAAAAACGCACCATCCTTTTCTGTCGGATAAGCAGGGTCTAAGAACTTCATTCCAAAGTGTTGGATCTATTTGTGCCATCTCATCGCAACAAGCTCCATCTAAAAATATACCCCTAATGCTATCAGGTGTTTCAGAAGATAGCAGGGTTATTCTAGCGCCATTGGGTAGATCGCATCTCAATTCTGTTTCGTGAAATCTAACTCCAGGTATTACTCCTGCATATTGTTTTAAATAATCCCAAGCAATGTTTTTTGCCTGGCGATATGTTGGAGCGATGTAAGCATATCTAGGATTTTTTTTTGGGTTTAGCAGCGCTTCAATAAGTAAATGATTAATTAACATTACTGATTTGCCAAACCTTCTATGACAAGCAAGCACAGAAAATCTGAACTCTTTTAGTTTTTGGTGCAGTTCTTTTTGTTGGGGTCTTGGATCGTAAGGTATATCAACTATCATTAGTGTATTTTTGGCATGTCAGAAATATCATCTATTCTATGATAATCAATTCCAATCTTTTTTAAAACTTTGTTTGCAAATTTATCCATGTGTTGAATGTCTTCAAAACCATTAAAATGAATGACTAAAGAATTGCTATCTTCATTTATAAATAACAAAGCTGTAATTAATGCGTCTTCGTTTTTAGGCATGGTGAGTGTGTGGCTGTGTGTGTGAAATTCCCAATATAGATATAAATAATTTTGGCGCCTGGCGGCTTGGGTATACCCCCACAAATGTTCTTGGTTTGTTCGCCAAAATCCAGGCAATACAACCTATGCTGCATTTCCGATAATTAACAGTTATCACCCATGCACTGCAACATAACAGTAATTTATTACTAACGATAACTAAGGTTATCACTAGCAACCTGTAATTGTGTAGCAATAAACCGCATAGAATATGAAAAGAACTCCATAACGCGCGCGCAAGACTGTGTGTCAACGTATACATTAACCAACTATTCCACATTATCAGCATCAACCTGTATTGTTTTCTTAACCTCTCCACCCCAACGTATTGTGATTGTGTTATCCTGTTTAATTTCTTGTTTAGACTTTTCACCAAAGATATCAGATATTAGTTTACTTACCATCCAACGCACATGCGTTAACTTCTCTCGCCAATACATCATCTCCTGATTACTCTTGGGGTTTGCTAACTCTTCGTTAATCTCATCAAGCAAAGTGAATGCACCAATCCTTCGCGCTTTCATTACTGTTAAATAAATCTTATCATCTTCACGCATCCATTTGTAAACTGTAGATAAACTTGGCATGGTTTTATCTTTACAAATTTTAGTGAGTGGTATTCCCTTCTCTAACTCAATAGAGATTTTATCAAGTGTTATTAATTGTTGAGCTGTCTTCTCCTGGATCTCGCTGCTTAATGTATTTTGCTCTGAGTTCATCTTCAGTTAAATGTTTTAAAAACTTTAAGTTACGTAATGCTCTGAGTTTACCTTCAATCGTCTTAGCATTCCAATCACTCATCCCACCATGATTTTTACATCTATAAAAACCAGACTTCATCAGGTAACCCTTCGCCTTACATCTTACAGTGTATTTACTACCCCTCGTCATACTATCACACTGAATCTTATGTAAAGGTTTCCCAACCATATCTTGTGGATTATCTAAGCGAACATACAACCTATTGCAACACATAAGTTATAAACACTAATCCGGTATTGGTTCTTGTTTTTTGAACCTGTGTATTTTAAACCTCTTGCCTGAAGCTCTTTCCTCAACGCACACAAATTCCCCCTCAATACCAATAGGTTTAAATTTAACTAAGTATTTATCATCCATAGGGATGGGGGATCTGGGATTAAACTGAGTTGGGTTTTTACTAAAATTTTTATATCTACTATTATAGTTATATATATCTAGTTTATTATTATGCCTGTGAGGCACATCTGAGTGTTCTGTGAGGCACATCTTGTTTTGAAGCGGTAATGTATAAGATTGCGTGGATCTTAGACGATGCACGATTAAAACCTTTAGTCTAGCAAGCTCCGCAATGGAACGTCTTACAGTTGAATATGATAAACCTGTTAGCGAACTGATAGTTTTCATCTTGGGGAAGCATTTTTTCGTCTTCTCATTCCAAAACGTAACTAGCGCATAATAAACCAGTTTAGATTGTGGGGATAACTTATCATGTCTCATAATCACAGGATCTAACTTATGATACAAGCTCATTTATGATTTAACCTGTTTCCTTAATACAAAACTTCTTATGATTAACATGATACTCAGTCATTGTCTTGATCCAGTCTTCAGTCGTCAACTGGAACATCTGCGATTTGAATGGTGCTATTTTCTGTACCCTAAAACCGACTACAGCACCCTTAATTTCATCGTATTGATAAAATACCAGATAAGCATCCAACTTAGCTCTCTCAGCTAACCTGCGCGTTGTGGTAGATGTTTTGTATGCTTGGTTTTTATCGTAACAAGTCTCGGCAAGAAATAAAGGTTCGTAGCATTTTCTGCATATTTCAACCTGATCTAAATCTATCATCCCCAAAAAATCAGAAGCATAACGATGCCATTGTGAGTATTTATCGCCTTCATTATAGTAATTATCTCGTGCCATTATTTATTCCTTACATTACAAAGTGTCGTTGCTTTTTGTTTTTCAATTAAAAATATAAATCTCCAAATTCTTTTAATCTTCGTTACATCAACTAATTTAGCTAGTTGCCAATTTCTAAGTGAAAAATCTGTTATACAACCAACAATATCTCCTATTGTGGGTCTGTTTGATCTCCAAAAATTAATGTAATGCTGTTCTGTTATACCATTTAAACAATTAACACCAACTACAGGGAAGGTAAAAATTAAATATGCTTTATCAGTTAAACATTCAAAAACAGTTGGAAAAAATTTATCTGGATATCCATAACTATCAATATCAATTAAATCAAATTTTTTTTTTTCAAATCTTAATTTAAAAATATAATCAAAACTATCACCAGTAGTTTCTTTGTTTAAAGACAAAACATCCTTTGATATTGTATTGTAATATTTAGATAGATTTCCTTTGCCAGCAAAAACCTCAAGTATTTTTAAATCATTAAAATTAAATCTTTTTAATTGCTCAATTTTCTCAACTGGATGATGATAATCATCTAGGTTTAAAGATTGATTTTTTCTAATATTTTTGTGTGTTTCTGCTGTATGTCCAGTCATTTTTTTAATAATTTAGAAATTTGTAATTGATTTACTTGTAGTTCTTCTGTTAAAATATCTACCTTTTTTTTTAAATCTAAAATTATAAATTCCTGCCTTTCAATACAACCCTTCTGATCATTAATAATTTGTTCCAAACAAAATCTTAATGCAGCAACACTATCTTCAGATATGTTTTGGTTCATGCTATGCTACAAGTATAGGCAAAAACTTCCTTGCTTTTGTAAAATGTACCTGCTTGAGTATATTTTTTGCCTTTTACTTTTCCTGAGTATGTTAATTTTTTAAATGCTTGATCGCAAAAATTAGGATCATATTTATCAACCTTGTATTCAAAGTTATTAATGACACCATTCATCATAATAATTGTTAAGATTATTTTCATTTAGTCTTTTCAACACTAATAATAACTGAGTTGGGAATAATATTTGTATTAGCAATCTCAACATTAGTATCATCATCATTATCAATACTGTAGTCAGCAAATGTTATTGTGTCTGTTTTTGTTTTCTTTAAAATATGACAAAGACTTTTAACAATAGCTGTTTTCTGATTTGTAGCATCGTCAATAGTCTGCCAGGAGCTGTCTGATACAATGTCTCTCCAGGTTACAATGTAGCGAGTAAAATCTATAGCTGAGTTTTTATACTTTTTAGATTTCTCTTTTCTATTAACCATAAAAATCCTGCGCTTTAACTTTATTGCTTGTTCTGTTTTGAATATTAATAATGTTAGAGCTGCGTGGGATTCTTTCACCTAAACACCATTTACGAACTGTAGCTGTTGGGTTTGTTCCTTTAATTTCTAACAGCTTTGCCAATCCACTGTATGTAAGTTTATTCTTATTTTTAAAATCTAATAACTTCATAGCTAAATACATATAGCCAAATAAACTATTAATACAACTGGTTAACTTATGAACAATGTCAATAACTATTTTATTGTTATTTGTTCTACATTAATTCATAAGCTGTATTGAACGATATGGAAACATTATCAAACTATTTACCAGATAAAGTTTTATCTGAATATTTTTCTGCTAAAAAAAATAGAGAGCTTTTACCGCTCTGGTCCCAAAAATATAATATAGATCACATGTCGCCATCACAACTAAACCAAAAAGATGGTGTATGGAGTTTTAAATATTTATTTTGTGATGAAAGAGATCGCAGAGAATTTGAAATAAATTCTAAAATGCAAGCAGGTAATGCTGTAGGTAAAGCAGGAATATTATTACATGGAGACGTAGAGTGGGTAGGAGATAAACATGTTATTCATAAACCATATTCAAAAATTGACGATACAATTCTTGATAAAGTATATGAGCAAGCAATATCATATTACATGGAATATAAACCTGTAGATGATTTAGATCGTCAACAGTTTCAAAACAACAAAGAAAATTTAGTTGAAACAATTAAAACTTTTTTTAAAGCATT